GATGGCTTTAATAGGAGCGGTGACAACGTCAGCAGGCAAACCCGATGCAACGTTACGACCGATATCCTTAAGCCTATCGTCGACATAGGCCACAACGTCAGCAGTGTTTTCCTGGCCTATTGCAACAAACTCTTGGCCTTTATGTGCAGCCACGGCTTTCCGAACGGCCACACTATCACGTAGCGTGACACCGTTTTCAATTTTCTGACGGCCACCCAGCACGCGCCGGAAAAACTCAAGCGCCTCAGAATCGGACAAGGCGCGGGTTGCCATGGCCTGGGCCATTTCTGCAAAATCGCCGAATTCGGACGCGTTAAGCGCAATGGCCGATTCGATTACTTCCGGGTCGAATTCGACCCTATGATCATGGACAACAATCCCCGCCTTTTCACCCGTGGCCGCCCGAATTGTATTGTCACAAACCGCGCGTGTATTGCAGCCAATGAACTTGTTAGACTCAATGCCAATATGTGACACTGTCGAAAGTAAACGACTCACAAGTTTGTCATTACCCGGTAAAGTAAACGACTCGTTGGTTTCCAACTGTACAAATACTTTCGCGCCATCAAACAACGCCCCAGCCGTGATAATTTCAAAGCCGTGTTTTTCTTCAATCATTGCGGCCAAGTCTAACAAGCTTTCGTTTTGCACGGGTTTCCAGTTTCCCGCGACAAAGCGGCCATAGATTTGCTTAGGATCATCCACCCGGCTAATGTGAAAAGAGTCCGGAATCTTGGTGCCGTCCGAAAAAAAGTTAGGAACAACTTGAACTTGATAATCAAGACAAGCGGCTTGCATAATTTCAGCAGGACTCGCCCCCGGCGCGAACGTCTGGGGATTAGTCTCACGATGGTGCCAGGGTAAATCATCCCCGGCGCGATAGGCCATTGCAAAGCGACCCTCTTCAGTTTGCATGATTTCATGTGCCATTTTTTTGACTCCTAAAAACGCGGCAAAATTACCGCACGCCATTTATACGGGTTTTCTCTTATACACGCAAGGTTTATTTCCAAGGGACGCGAGTCACGCGGCGCGGCGGCGGCTGTCCATCAAACCATGGTCTGCTATAACAATATTTTTAGCCGCAATCATCGCGCCTTTGCATAGTCCACACGTATCGCACTGAGTGCGACGCTTTCCTTCCTTACTCGCGGGACATATGGACTCAACGTCTAACGTCGGCGCGTCATGTTTACGGACTCGAAAGGTTCTCCACCCTTTACTTGCTGCGCTTGCAACGTCGGATTCATTATCGGCGCTTGCCATACATAAGTTTTTTAAACCCGAACCAATGCGCCGCCGCCATTGATGAGTATATCCGGTTCGATTCTTTACGCGGCGCGTTGCTGTTTTCCATATGCGGGCGGGAATAGCGGCGGGGTCTCCATAGGACCCTATGCGAAAAGATAAACCAGAAAACAATTCCGGCAACAACGCGGCGTCAAAATGGACGCCCGGCACGGCGTAGCGCCCGCGCTGGTATGCGTTCCAGACTGAAAGCGGCGCTTGATAGACTCGAACGTAACAACGAGTCGGGCCTTTGTTAATCGGCCTTAATTTACAATCGCCACAGACACTGGAATCGTCGCCGGTTTTCAATGCAAGGTGCGGCGCTATATCCCGGCGCATAATAAAGGTTTGCACCATTCCGCCCGTTTTTTCGTTTTCACTTGCCTGAGTAATGCGACAGGCAATCGCAACAATTGGCGCACCATCAATGCGCGACGGCCCGTCGTATAAAACGACACCGCAAAAAACATCACGTTTTAAAGCGGTTTTTAAATCCTTTATGGTTTTAAGCATTGGCTGACTCCCGTTTTTAAACCTAGCCTATTGTATGGGATAAATCCTAGGATAACAAGCAAAAAAATACCCCCGCCATATAGACGGGGGTAAAGTTAGCACTCAGGAGACAACTAAATATGGCGCAGATTAAAAGCGTCGCTAGAAACATTTTCGACAATGTCTTTACAAGCTCGCACGGTATCCTCATTTCGCAAATCAAAATTGCCGCTTTCATAATCCGCAGCCCAACGTTCAATAAGCTTGAATAAAACCCGCGCTGTATTTTGCTGAATCGTCCGGTGCTCGCGCCGCACTTCGTTTGCAAACGTTTCCGCGTCAAAATTCATTACATTACAGGCACGGTTTAGATCAGCCGCCGCCATTTCGGAACGTTCTTTCCGATCTAAAGAACAGTTAACCGTCATGCCGAATCCTCCTTGTCTTTTTCCTCCAACCACAATGCCAGCCGTTCAAAAACACGGCTCAAATAATCTGTTAGCCAATCCATTATTCAGACTCCTTTCTACACAAATTAAAAACGGACAACGTCACGCAGCCTCTATCATTGTAGGCATCGTTCGCACCCTCAATTGCCCAAGCCTCATTATAAATACCCAACTGACGCCCGTTTACAGGTTTGCGTTCACGCAGATATTGTTGCATGTCATCCATCATGTGGCCGTCTTTCCACATTCGCTTTTTTATAAAATCAAAACCCCTTTTATTCAGTTCAATTTTCAGAGCATGTAAAAGATTAGATTCGCCTTTAGCGCGGCGCGTTCCATAATATTTTGGATCGTTTTCCCCTCGCACAATAACACAAGTGCGATCTTCAAGTTTCACTTCCATCACGCTGACTCCTTTCTAATGTATAGGACTTTTCTTATACAGCATCCCCCGGACAAATCAAGCGGAAAAATTCATCCCAGTTATACGGCTCTTCAAAAAGAGCCATAGCCTCCAGGGTTGAAAACTTATCCATACGCAAGTCAACAGCACTGGCAGCGCCAAAAACACTGATAGCCAAAGAAGGCTCGCGCACGATAACAAAAACACGCCCATGGGCATGGCGACTAAGCCAAGCGCATTGATGGGGGGAGAGATCGACCTTCGAAGCTCTGCGCTTGACGACCTTAAGTTCGACAAAGCTAAATGACCCACTCTCCGAACATAACAAAACGTCAGGGACGCCTGGGGTTGCCCACGACTCAAGGCGCGTTGTTTCAATTTTTCTTTCCGTTTTTCTTAGACCGTCTTTTATTACTCTCCACAACCCCGCTTCCCGGTTCAGTGCCGTCGTTGGAATCTTGTTCTGTGACTTCGACGGCTTCGATTGTGATAGTTGGTTCAAAATCTGATCGAATTCTTTCAAGTTCCTTCTCCACATCTTCCCGGCTCATCTGATCGATGCTGCCGTGCCTTACTTCTGATTTGCTAACATATATGTCGCCCTGCGCTTGCCCTCGACGGTATTCCGCTTGGACGGCGGCGCTGTATGCTCCGTTTTCCATGGCCTTGTCGCGTATGATCTGAAGATCTCTAATGTGACGCTTGTATTGTACGCCGTACTTCTCATCCAATTCGGCCCTGTATCGTTTGATCTCAGCAACGACATGAGGACAGTGACGCTCATTGGTTAGCTCGTAAGCCCTCGTATGGGCGCTGGCGGGGGGATAGCCAGCACGTATTGCAGCTTCCCGCATGGTCATCAAACCATCGTTTGACACGAACTCTTTAACGAATTTTTCTTGCCTCCGCGTCAGCTTTTTAAGCCTTTTTTTTCGTCCCACCAGTTGATTTTCCATGTTTTCAAAAAACCCTTCAAAACACCAATTTATTGTTTGTTTTCAACGCTGTCCCGCCTCTGTCCCACAAACTCGACCTAAAAGTTAACAAAAAAAATCGCGTTTTAGTTAAGAACCGTGTATGCAAGCATTATTATACAATATTTACACTGAAACTAACTAAAAATCGTCCCATAAGCGATATTGTGTGCATCGGGCCATGGGACAGTTTTTTGGTCTCCAAAGCATTGGTATATAAGGCAATATTGACTCCGTCCCACGTGTCCCACCAATCCCTCCTTTTGAATCGAGAAAATAAAAAAGTCATATTTATAAATATAGCTTTATAGTGGGACGCATGGGACGTGTTTCGGAAACCTCTTGAGTGAACCCGTGGTTAGTCTGCCAGCATTTGTTGTGGATAACTTTTGGAACGAATCGGGAACGCTAAAGGCCAGCCTCGTCGGCGGCGCGCTCGTCGGGTCCGTAGGCTTCCTCTTCGGAGGTGCTCTCTTCGTCGCACGTGGCGCAGTAATACTGCGGGATGTAATTAAGCTCATAGACGAATTCGCGCGTACCGCCGCACTTGGGGCATTTCTTATCGGCTGGCATAAAATATGTGACCTCCTATTTGTTTGCAGGGCCGGAAGCGTTCCGCCCAAGTGGGTTGGACCGTGGTGGAGTGGTAGTGGGTGGCGTTTTCCAGGCCCTGCATAGTGAGGCGGCTGTCGAGGACTATCCTGGCTAGGGACAGGGCCGTGGTCCACGCTTCCTGGTCTGTGGGGATTTCTGGTTTTCCGTCACAGTAAAACGTGAACTGGCATTGCCATTTGTAAACCCTGCCGTCGCTGAGACGGCCTTGGCGCACTACGCCGCAGACGGTGGACGGGTAGCCGTGGTGCTTGACGCGGTTACGGATGACCACGCCAACGGCCAGCATGCCCAAGACGCCTTGGGACCGTGCCTCAAAGTACATGGCTTGGGCCATGCACGTCTGGGCGTCCGCTTTAGCTTTGGCGGGGAGCAGGAGAATTATCAGGGGTATCAGTTTTTTCATCATCGTCTGTATCATCGTATACGGGTTGCTTGCATGCTGTACATACCATGCGTCCTTTGAGGGGCTCCAGGCGCGTTACTTGGCCGCACCATGGGCATGTAACGTGGTCAGTCATCCGTTCTCCTTCTCAACTAAACTTTCCGTGCCATACGTCGCCGTGCGTTGCCCTACCCCTCCACAACGAGCCGTGTCTTGCCTGCGTTGCCTAGCGCCGTCAGTCCTCTGCACGTCGCGTCTCGTCCCTCCTAGCCGTTTCACGCCTGCCATGTCTAGTCCCTCCAACACCGTGCCGAACGTTACCATGTCTCGTCCCTTCCCGTCATGTCTTGCCTGCGCTGCCTTATCTATCCACGTCTCAACAATCCGCATTGCATCGCATCGCACCTCGCCTGCGCTGCCTTTCCTCGCCGTAGCGGACCACGCCTCCTCCATCCGCATCGCACCTCGCCTGCGTTGCCGCGCCGATCCAGGCCGCACCTGACCTCATCAAGCCCCTCTACAACGAGCCGTTTCCAGCCCCTCCTAGCCTGCCTTGCCATGTCTTGCCCATCCGGGCCGGGACTTTCCAGATCCGGGCGGACCCCGTCAAGTCACTCCAAAACGCGCCGGGTCAAGCCTGCCTTGCCTATTCTGCTGCCTGTAAAGAAGAAGCAGAGGTAGATTCCAAGATGGATATGATGCGCTCCAGAGGCTGCTTCGTGAGCCCTGCGGAATCCAGCGCGACGGCATAGCGCACAACCCATGCTTTCAGATCAACCACGGCCTGACGCCGAAGCTCCTCCAGATGCTCTGGATCGTCGGGATCAAACATGTAATAGCCCATGCCGTCCTGTCTTGTTTCAGAAGGAGACAGGAGCAGTGGTACGTCGCGCTCTTGGACTTTAATTTTACCCGTGGGCGTAAGGTGCTCTATTTTGTATTCCAGCTTCAGCCCTTGGACAAACATCCGGGCTTCCCACGTTCGCTGTTTGTGGGCTGCTTTGGAGTCATCCCAAGTAAAATGGGTGTAGGCGGGATGGTCAGGCCCCGTGGACCTGACCTCCTCGACAAACGTCTGGGGGTTGTATACCCCGCCATGGCGCAGGCAAAAATCTTTTACAATTTCTGCCCGCTCCTTGCGTAACATCCGGTGGATGCTCATGCGGCTTCCCTCCGTATCACTTCGTCGTTGAAGAAGCTCATCAAGTCTTCCGTGTCGCTGTCGGCACACATGGGGTTGTCCAACGCCTTTTGCTGGGCATCCCTGCCGTGGTACTTGACGAGTTCATCCCACTCGTCGTCCTGATCGTCGGCGGACATAACTCGAAAAGAACCAAAGTTGCCTTTTCCTTTTTCCTGACGGTAATCGCCCAGCCCTACCAATACGCCTGCATTGCACAGGATATTAAAAAGGGACGTGAGATTAAGCTGCGGCGTAATATAGCGCATCTCAATTTCCGTTCCCCACTTGGGTAGATAAGGACGGGTGCGGATGTCGGGGGTTTTGTTCATGCCGCCCTGACGGACAATGTCCATCTTGAGGTGCGGCGTTCCGTACAACGGAACTACATCCCCCGGCATAAACAGGAGCCGTTGGATTTCAGTTTTGTAGACGCCCGCTGTTTCAAGAGCGGCGGTTGCCATAGCGGCCTTAACTGCTATGACCTTCATACCCAGAGCCGTGGGGCCGTCCGCCAATACTTCGGCGGCATCCACAAACTCGCGGAGCGGGTCATGCTTGATGTGTGCTCGCTCCGCTTTGGATTTACCCTTGCCGCCGCCAACAAGAAACTCTTGCTTGGCTTTAGCAGACATCCGGTTTTGGTATAAAGGTGTCGTACCAATCAGGCGTAAGTTGCAGGCTTTCTGTGTAAGCTTGCTAACGCTGATGGTTACGTTCTCTTTTTTAGGCGTAGCCATTGTTTTCTCCTCTACGTGACTAGTTAAGATATATCCTATATAATCCTAACCTCAGAGGGTGTCAACTAAAATTTATTTCTGCCGCTCTATCGGACAGGTTTGGAACATTTGCCATCAACGTGTCGTAGTCAAATTTTTTACCGACACGGTCTCTTACGCCACACATTTTTTCCCCAAAACCCTGCACAACGCCGTCGAAGACAAAACAAACTTCTGGAACTTTGGTGCGCTCAAACAGGAAAGCGATTCCTTTTTGGGTTATGCGCCAGAGCATGTCTTCACCTTGTGTGACCAAGCCCCAGTACCGCAATTTCGCGTGGTCACCGCCCGCCGCATTCAATTGGAGGGACTTGACGGCACCAAGTCTATAAATGTTGTACAAATCCCGGACCATGCGGCTCGTTATGCGGCGCGGGTAGACGCGGACAAATTGTGCGCAACACGGACAGGTGGAATTTTCCCCAATTAACTTTTTTCGCTCAAGCTCTTCTCGCGCTGCAAAAAGACTATCATTCATGTCGGACTCCTCACTT